AGCAAATACTGCAGTACCGCGAACAGCTGATCCACCTACTGTGTAGTTGATAAATTCTGACCAACCAGCATGTGAAGTCATTGTATCGGTAGGTGAAAATGTATTACTTGATCCTGATACTAAACCTAAAAATGGGCCTACAACTGTATATGCTGAACCTCTTAAAAGAGTATCTAACATAAGTTGTTTACCAATTTGAACTACTTGGTTGTCAAATGTTTCTTCCCATTTAAGATTACCATCTTTATCACGACATTCAACATGGTAACGACCTTCAATACCTACTGTTTCGTTTGTCATGCCGCTTGTGTTTAAAGTTGCAATAGCGTGATCGCCTGAACCTTGTATTTCTTTAATCATAATTACTCCTTAACTTATACGAAGAACAGCAGATGATGATGTTGCTGTTGGAAATGTTATTGTAAATGTATTTGTTGCAGTCTTAACGCTACCAAAATTTAGTATAAACACCGCTGCATTTGTAGTGCTATTATATATTAAAGCCCCTGAAGTTACAAAACTTGCTGGAGACCATGTTACGTTATTGAATGAAACATATGCAGTATTATTAGTATTATCACTACTTATTACACTAGGAGTTAATACTAAACCTCCAGCTGTATATCCTGTACCTGTAACTTCATTAGTTGTTGTATAAGCTAAAGTCGTATTATCTAAACTAGCATTACCATTATATAAAGCAATTTTATATACATAAGGAGAATTACTTGTAAAGTTTTCTACTCCACTTAGTAAATTTTGTTTAAATATAGTTGTTTGTGTTTGAACTATAGCCATTATAGATTATTATATTTAAGTTTAGTTTGACCTTCACGGTATGCATCACCACGTTCAAGACCATCACCAAGACGTTTAAGTTGTGCTAAAGCTTCTTGATACTTTTGTTCATAATAGGTAACTAAATCTTGTTCGCCTTTCATGAAAAGCATAGCTTCACGCATAGCACCATAAAATAATACAGGATCATAATTATTACCTAGCCATGAAGTACCTGTAGGATTATTGATTGCATTTACAGGAACTGAAAAGTTAGAACCTGAATTACCTAGATATGATGGACTTACAGATAATACATCTCCAACTACATAACTTGAACCGCCATTAACTACAGTTACTGAAGTTACTGTACCAGATGAACTTACTACTATTGTAGCTATAGCACCTGAACCATTACCGCCAGTCATAGGTACATTCTCATAGGTTCCTTGTACATAACCCGTACCTGCTGTAATTGCACCAAATCCTGATATAACACCTTGAACAATACTAACTGGATAATAAAAATAATGTAATTCTGTTGAATAATTACTATCAGGTGTTGGGCCTAATATAAAAGACAATGAATTTAAATCATTATATTGTGTGCCAAATAAAGCATAGTACTGTGGAGTACCTTGAAAGCTAGAATTAGGGTATGCTTCCCTAATAAAGTTAACATCTTTATTTAACAAATAACTATATGTGCCTGAAGAATCTATAACAGCAATAGAAAAGGTAGATAAATAATCTGTAGGCACTGATAAATATTGATTACCAGATGTCATATTACCTAATACGTTTTTCCGTAATGCAGGTATTTGAACAGCATTATAAATTCTATCTTCAGCTTCTTGAACAAAGCGAGGAATATTCTGGACAAATAATGCCTCAGTATTCTCGCTATAGTCTTGAATTGCTTGATATAGCTCTAAGTAATTCATTACGCCATTGGGCCTCTAGATTTACGACCTTTAGTAGCTGCACCTGCTCCACGCATTTCAATGCCGTCTGTCTTTTCCATACCTACACCGTAACTTACACCATTCATTAAAGGGTCTTTAATGTTAGCAGTTTTAGCTGATTTTGTTTGTACAAATTCGCCAGCTTCCATTGGAGCGTTACCAGCTTGAGCTGTTGCACCGTTTTTAGCATAAACTTCTGCAGGTTTATTGTTTTTAGCATTACCTAAGGTAATAGATGGACTGTCTTTTTTAGTTGCTTTGATTTCTGTAGCCATTATTATCTACCCTTTTTTTGATTGTTAGCACGAGCTAAATTACGACCTACAGCTTTTAAAGCTGTATTTGTAACTGTTGAAGCGCCTTTACTACCTTTACCAATTTCGATGCCGATATTAGGACCTGTATCACCTAAATTTTTACCTTTAGTTCTTCCAGATTTAGTAACGCCATCTGCTGTTGATTTGTAACCCATTTTACTTCTCCTAATTTAAGTTGTTGTTATTGTAACACTTCCTACAGCGCTAAGTCCAATTAAGTCATTAGGTGTAAGAATTGTATCAAATGAACTTGCTCCACCTACTGGAGCCCATCCCCATTGAAATACTCTACTACCACCTTCTGGAGTACCATACCCAGCAACACTAGTTCCTGCTGAAGGATTAGTTAAAACTCCACTATTTCCTGATTGGTAATATGATACATCAGGTCTTGGTTCTCTAACTGCCTGTGGATCATTAACAGGGTAGAGACCTAATTGTAGTTGTGGATGATCTGGGTCCCAGCAACTTGGGCATACTTTAATATTGTAGAGCTTTGTTTTTATTGTTTGTTTTTTAAGCTCTTTTAATTTATAGCGTTGACCACAACGGTCACATTCCGCTATTGCGTGTTTGCCTGATGCAAATTTACTAGGCATCTAATTACCTATAATAGTTCATGTTACGTGGAACAAATCTAATGCTTGCTTTCTCACGATCTTCATCGGCTGCAAGTTGAAATGTTTCATCATAAACTTGTTTTAAACCCATTACCCTTTGTGGATCTACACCATCTAATTTAACGCTTAGGTGGTATGCTAATCCTGCAATCATAGCAGGTATAAATCTAAATGGCATATCTTGAATAAATGTACCACCACCGCCTGTATCTTGTATACGTCTTAGTCTCCAATACACAAATACATAGTTACCACCAGCATTTGGAGTTGGCCACACATTAATAGATGGTAGCCATGGTACATATACAACTACACCCGCTGTATGTGAAGTAGCTGTTGTATTGTTTTGACCACGAGCACAATTTTGTAATTGGTTGCCAGTAACATTTGCATAATAGATTACTTCAGTATCTAACTGAATAAACCCTGCGGCAGCAAGTTGTGATGCATCACTGACTGTAATAGTAGTATCAGTAGCACCAATAGAAGAAGAAAGTAAAGCTGTGGTTGCATTAGTATTCCCCGATTGTCTGTTAATCCATACTTGAATAGGTCTACCTTGTGTTAATTTATTAGGTAGCGTTGAATATGTTGTTTCTGAAATACGTGTTATGTTGATATCAGTTTGATTAGTTGTACCTGCATTTTGACGAATAACTTGATCTAATAAATCAATAGTATCTACAGGTAATGGATAACTAATCTGACCTTGAACTAATGGTATTTGACCTTCTTCTACAGTCCATAGGTTAATACCTTTGTTAGCCCACTCAATAGTAAGTATATTAAGTGAACGTCTGGCAGTTCTTAAATCGTAGCCCGTGCGAAGTTCTTTACCACATCGTTCAAAAGCTTCTTCAACGATTTCAGATAAAGATAAATTAAATGAAGATGTACCTGATGTATATGCCATTATTTACGCTTTGCAGCTCTCATATTATCTACTAAATTTGGATAAGGTCTTCCTGCTGCTTTAGCCATAGCTTTAGCTTTAGATTTTTTATCAGATGACAATGGTTTAGGTTTACCTAATGATTTAGGGCGTGGTTTATTCCAAACCTCACCGCCTTTTTTATAAACTTCAACATCATTAGGATTGTCTTTTCGGACAATCTTTTTGGCCTTTGGCATCTTTGAAGGATTTACATCCCCCATACCACGAGAGGCCATCATATTTAGTCCATTCTGCCGTGTGTTGGCATTTCTTCATCGCCATGATCTTCTACAGCACCAGCACCCATAACTTTAATATGGTCAGCGTGTTTTTTATGACCAGCTGCATGTTTACCATACATATCTGAATGGTGTTTATGACCACCGTCTTCGTGTTGTGTTACATGTTCATCATGATGTTTATAAGCCATTTTATTACTCCTTAAATATATTTACCTTTTGTTTT